CCAGCTCGGACGCGCGATCTTCAAAATGTCTCCGGTCACAGTGGAGTGGCTGGAGCAGAGATATCCTTCTCTGGCCGGATCATTCCAGGCGGATTCCTTCACACTGGAAAAGGACCATGAGCTCTCATATGACAGCAATAAAACGATCCTGCTGATCGAGGTGTGGTACAAGCAGTTCATAGCGGAAGGCAAGGACGGGAAAGAAGGCCACTGGGTCGTGCACATGGCGCATATCGCCGGCGGGCAGCTGCTGGATGATTCCAGGGACGAGAAGCCGGACGGGTACTTCCAGATGGGAGATTATCCGTTCGTTATTTCGACCATGTACCGCAGGAAGAACTCTCCGTTGGGATACGGCGTTCCGGATTACTTCGGGCAGGCACAGCAGGACTCTGACCGGCTGGATTCCGTTGTCATGAAGAACGCTGCCATGGCGGCGCGCAATAAGATCCTGAACACAGAGGCGTCCGGGTTCGATTCCGAGGACCTGGCAGACTGGTCAAAGTCCGTGCATGAAGGCGACAACCTGAACGGCGTGACATGGTTTGCCAATCCGCCGCTGCCGGGATACCTTCTGTCACAGGGTGATGTGATCCGCGGCAGGGTGAAAGAGGAGAGCGGTTCAAACGACTTCTCACGTGGCAATACGACGTCCGGTGTTACGGCAGCGTCTTCCATCATGGCGCTGCAGGAGATGGCCAATAAGCGAGTGCGTATGGTCTGCATGCAGAAGATGGAAGCATATAAGAAGGCGGTCCGGTATGAGATCGAAATGGAACGTGAGTTCAATACATTGCCGAGACAGCTGACGCTGACCATTGACGGTCAGCAGGTGCAGGCGGAGTTCCAGGCGTCCATTATGGAACGCCAGACCGCGCTCGGGAATAATGTACCCATTGAGTTCATGATATCGATCAAGGTCGAGAAAGAGAACCGCTGGGCGACAACGGCCCAGAATGAGCTGGTGCTGCAGATGGTGCAGTTGGGTATCATCCAGCCCGCGCAGGCCGTTGAATTGATGGAGTTTGAAGGCAAAGAAACATTGCTTAATAAAGTTGCGTCTATGCAGCAGCAGCCTTCTCCGGAAGAGATGATGCAGGAGCAGGAGATGCAGCAGGCACAAGCCGAACAGGCGGATATTGATGCGGCAATAGCCCAGTTATCAGGCGGCCAGGACGCTGGCCCTAACGCACTGGGTTAATTGATATATTGGGGTCTGCGCCCATAACGGCAGTCATGAAAGGGGTTTAATGGAAAACGAAAAGGTCGAAGCTCCTCAGGAACAACCACAGGAAGAGATCGTCCCAGCGACGGTCTTTTCATTTGGTCCGGAGGAAGGCCGGGTCGACGCCGGCACCGAGGCTGAAGCGGCGGGCGAAGAAGCGCCGCAGGATAGCGAACAGGTCGTGGAGCCGGAAGGTTCTGATGGGGTCGACACCCAGCTGTCTGATCAAGCGCGGATCAATCAGGCGATCGGGCGCGAGAAGGCGCGTATCCGTCAGAAGTATGAACAGGATGACGCGTACCGTCTCGGGCGGATGATGATTGATGACTTGATGCGCCAGGATGACACATTGACCAAAGCTGACGCGGGCAAGAAGGCAATAGACAACTTCAACCGCGCCGTATCGAAAAGGGACGGGGTAGCGCTTTCCGTCCTGCAGGATATCCAGGATCTGAAGGCACAGCGCCAGCCGGAGCCGGAGGATGACGACCCGGTCGAACAGATCTATCAGGATGTGCTGAACGCTCCGAAACCGAAAGGCTTCAACGAGCAGAAAGCATACAGTGATCCGGAGTTTATCCGGCTGCTTACCGGGTGCGATGAACGCGGCAACCAGGTGGACGAGCCCATGCCGGCAAAGTACGCGATACAGGTCTATATGGCCAACCAGCGTGCCTCTCAGGCGGAGTATGATGTCGCCGAGAAGGTCAGAGCAGGCAAGGCACTGCCGCAGTCCATCAAACCGCAGCAGCGGGTATCACCAAAAACCGACTGGACGAAAGTATCAGACGAGGAGTTCCTGAAAGAAAAAGAAAGGCGCAAAAACTATTATTAATTTCAGGAGAATAAAAATATGCCTACCAACTATAATACACAGACAACTGTAAACACTGCGGCTCCGCAGACCTATCTCAACAAAACTTACTACGATAAAAACTTGCTGGTCAACGCTAAGACCCAGCTGAAACATGCTCAGTTCGGCCAGAAGCGCACGATCCCCAACGGCGCCGGTGATAATGCCGAGTTCCGCCGCTGGACCCTGTTCGACCCGAAAAAGGTCATTCCCGGCTTGGTCGAAGGTGTGACGCCTGACGGTCAGTCCCTTGCCCAGTCGCACGTGACGGTCAAGTGCAAGGCCTACGGTGCCTTCGTCGAAGTATCCGACTGGCTGAAACGCACGTCCTATGACAACGTCATGACCGGTTCCACCGACATCCTCGGTGAGCAGGTCGGTGTTGCACTCGACTGGATCACCCGTGACGCGATGGCCGGTGGTACGACCATCCAGTACGCGGGCGGACGTACCGCACGTAACCTGCTTGAGGGCACTGACAAGCTGACCACGACTGAGATCCGTAAAGCGGTCCGCACCCTCAAAAAGAATAAAGCCCGCCCGTTCAAACGTAACGGCAAGGACTATTTCGTCGCAATCGTTTCGCCGGATTCCGTGTACGACCTGCAGTCCGATTCCCTCTGGCAGGATGTTTCCAAGTACCAGTACGGTGAGCAGATCTTCTCCGGTGAGATCGGCAAGCTCTTCGGTGTCATCTTTGTCGAGAGCACCGAAGCGAAGGTCTTTAAACAGACCGTTCTCAACAAGGTCAATGCGAACACTTCCTCTTCTCAGAAGTTCGTTCTGAAGAACGCGCTTTCGGACGATGAGATCGAGTACTTCTCTGTTGTCGGCAACAAGTTCAATATCGGCACAACGGAGTACACCGTTGCCGCGTTTGACGCTGCAAACAAGGAAGTCACGTTCTCCGAGTCCGCTACTTCTCTGACCGCTGACGCGATCGTTTGGACGGACGATGCTGCCAAGCCGGACGGCACAACAAAAGCGGCAGCTGATGTCCACGGCACCCTGGTCTTCGGTGAAGACGCTTATGGCGTCATCGATATCGGTGGCAGCGGCAACATGCACACCATTATCCACAGCGAAGGCAGCACGACTGACCCGCTCGATCAGCGCATCACCGTGGCCTGCAAGTGCGACAGCTATGCGGCCGTCATCCTCAATGAGGACTGGATCCTGCGTATCGAGCACGTTGTATCCTGATCATCATTCGATCGTTCACCTTTAGGGGACCCATAACCGGGTCCCCTTTCTACTTGAAAGGAGAGTTACTTTTTTATGGCAACCAAAAAGAAAACAGAAGAACCGAAAGTCCTCAGCGAACAGGAAATGAACAAGATCTCTGTGGACACATCCAAAGATCTGAAGGAACAGAAGAAATACATGGTCATCCTTCCGGAGGTATCGACCGGCGACAAGAACATGTCTTTCTGCGTGAACGGTGTTCATTACCAGGTCCCGCGCGGAGTTCAGGTCGAAGTACCGGAAACGATCTACCGCATTATCGAGAACATGAGGACACAGGATCGTATGCAGAAGGCAACAGTCGAACGACTGAAGAAATGGTCCGGCAGAAGTATGTAAGGAGTAAATCAAAATGACATTATACGACATCGTGACGCAGGCCATGATCTCGCTCGGGTTTGAGACCGACGCGCAGAGCATGGAGGCGTGGAAAGATAAATTGGTCATGTACCTGAATGACGGTGCGGAGGATATCGCAAAATATCTAAACCTCCGAAAGACCGACACGGACGTCCCGGTAACGGACGGAATCCTGCACCTGGGCGATCTGTCCGCGCAGTGCGTCAAGATCGTGGATGTCAGGCAAAACGGATCTTCAGTTTCGTTTGCGACCGGACCGGCCTCAGACGAGATTACAGTCGGTGCGGAAGGGGCTGTAGATGTTGAGTACAGGTACGTGCCGTCACGCATAAGCAATGATATTGACAAACCGGGCATCCCTGTACATCTGCATTCCCTTCTTGTACCGTACATCGTTTATTCTCAGCACATCACGCTGGACCCGACCATGCAGCGTCGGGCGGACGCGTTCTATCAGATCTATGCGCAAGGCCTGCGCCGGGCACGTAAGAACCACGGCGAATCGAACGTATACAACATAAAGAATACGGGGTGGTGACATGTTAAAAGACTACACCATCGAGTACTTTCGCGGGCTGGATCAGAGCCAGAACGAGAACAGGCTGGATCCGGGCATGACCGCAGACGGTGCGAACATGATTACCGAGAAGGGAAACCTTACTGTAGGGTACGGATTCCGGCACACGTTCGATCCGGAAACCTTCCCAAACAGTCGCGTTCCCGGCACCGGGACCATTTGGCGGATGTATTACTGGCACACGTTATCATCCAATAAATTCATCGTGTGTGCAGGGAATTACATCTATGCCTGGGACGGGTCGCAGTGGGTTGCGATCATGGACTATGGCACCGCGGGCCTGCTGAATGACGTCCGTATCTATACGGAAAAGAATGTTCTGTTCGATAAGACAACCTACATGACCGCAGCGACTTTTGGAACGCGGACGTTCACATATGACGGGTCTAACTGGAAGTATTCAGGCAACAACGTCAATATGCTGACGTATGGAATTGTGGTCGAGGACGATAGTCTGGTCAATGGTGACACGATCAAAGTCACCTGGCAAGAGATCAACATTTCGTCAAGGAAATGGGATTTCGTGGAATGCAGGCTGGACAGTACGGACTACCTGCTAATTTCCAACGGCCAGACGCAAATCGTGAAGTGGGACGGCACCGCAACAGCAAATGCGGCGGAAGCATTCGGTTCTAGCGGGTGGGTGTATCAGAGTACGGCGTCCGCCTTGACATATACGGCAACAAAGGCTACAGCAGTCAGTTATGCTGAAGCATCCGACGTCGGTACGTTTACACTGACCATGCCGACCGGGTGGTCATACTCACTAGGTGCGCTTGTGGCGTTTACGGTGCCTTCTGTCATGCAGGTCAATAAGTCCGCGATCGTGAAGATCGGCGGAACGTCCTACACACTGGATTGGCTCCCGATCTGGTCTTCGGGTGATATCGCGGTAGTCGAGTTGACCGGCGCCAGCAGTGCGACAAAGAGCGACGTTGAGTATGGTGTGAAGAAGATCACACTTACGACCGCGATACCGAGTCAGTATGTGCAGCGCTGCAGAGATATCGGGATGCGGGTAGACGGCGTCACCTATGAAGTTGAGAGTATCAACAATTCGCGTACGGAAGTTACGTTCAAAGAGCCCATCACAAAAGAAATAAGCACCGGCTGCGTGTGCCTGATCCGGGGCGGATTGTCAGATGTCCCGGTCACGTACATGGATTTGTATTTCAATCGTCTGATGAGCGCGGGCGATCCTGATCACCCGTCCAGACTGTATTGGAGCATGCCGCCGGGGGAGGTCCGGACCATTGAGGACTGGTCCATTGACGACGCATCCGCACTGAGCGGCGGTGGCCACGTGGAAGTCGGTAATACGTCTTCGGACCCGATTGTTGCACTGGTAGCGTTAAGTAATCAGTTGCTGATATTCAAAGAAGCAAGTGTGTGGAGAATGATTGGGGACAGCCCGACGAACTACGCCATCACCCGTGTTAATAAGGACATGGAGATGACCACGAACAGTTCCATCATTGCGAACGGCGATGTTCCTTATTGGATCACAAAAGCCGGCATGTATTACCACGACGGCCAGACCGCGCACCTGTCCCCCACAGCAAGACAGATCCAGGGCATTCTGGAAACTGTAGACCTGACTAACTGCAAGAGCTGCGAGAACCGTGACAGGCTGTACTACTCCTGCAAGGCAAATGCGAACGGCACCGAGGACGATACGTTGATCGTCTACGACATGAAAGAACGGGTGCACCTGATCCGGAACGGGTTCCTGCTTACGGATATCTGTTCGTATAACGGCGTTATCTATATGGTCAATTCGGACCGGTTCATTTATCAGTGGGATCAGGACTGCTACACGTACGCCGGGTATGAAGACGGGGAGATCGTCGAAAAGCCTATTGAAGCATACTGGAATACTCCGTTCACTGACCTGCAGGCGCGGTCCGTAACGAAGCACGTGAAATGGCTGTATCTCAGAGGATCCGGCGGGAAGGCGCTGATCGATATCAAGGCCGGACCGTACATCCAGCACGAAACGTACGCCATGCCTGCAAAGCAAGGTGACATCATCCGCATTCCGTTACGGTACGAAGGCAGGGCAATAGGGCTGTGCATCCGGAATGTTGCAGGCGGGTGGTTCGAAGTCGAAGGCGGACTTACTTTGAGATATGAAGCGAAGGAGGACGGAACATGATCGAGTTACCTTCAACCATGCAGCCGGTGTATTTTTCCCGGCACCAGGAAACGGACGTAACAACGAATGAGGATTACGATAACGCTGCGTCACTTAATGAAAGCAATCTGAACATTAACACGCGCGAGTTATACAACAAGCTCTGTGAGCTTATAAACCATGTCAATAATTTGAATAAATAAGGAGATTCGGGAACATGGCAAACGAAAAGTACCTGAATAATTTCAATAATCTGTATGACAAGTTCTACGCGAAGCTGAACAATACCCCTGCGGTAGAGTATCAGCCGCAGAGCCTGTCAACGATGAAGGATATGCTGACGAAAATTATCCAGCCTGCATACAAGAAACAAATCGATGAAATAAAGAAAACCGGTTCGGAAAACCGCGCGTCTATTTCTGCTGACGCAGGTAGGAGAGGAATGGGATCCAGTACGGTTGTATCCGATATGATGAACCGTTCCAGGAACGCGGAAGAGCAGAACATCAACAATACTATGTCCGATTATCTGTCCGCGCTGTATTCCGCCCTGATGAATCAGAAGAACGCACAGGATGAACTGAGTATGTCCGCGCAGCAAGCGAACGCACAGGCGCGTCAGAATGCGTCTGGGCAGGCGCTCGGTTTAGCGCAGGGCCTGTACAATAAAGTTTATGGCAGCACCGGTTCCGGCGGCGGCGGATGGGGCAGACGCGGTAGCTACACGCCCGGAGATGATGGAGGATACAATCCGCTTCAAGGTGCTTTATTTAATACTGGACTTAATGAAACTGTTGATACCAGAAACATGGCCCCAAATGTGACGGAAGCAGTTAAACCTAACGTCAAGAAAACTGCGAGGAAGGTTCCTGTTACCGGCACTGCGCCAAAATACGTCAGTACGCGCTGATCATAGTATTTTTCACATAAGGAGTTTATAATGCCTGTTATTTATCATAATGCGACTCCGACTGCCAACAACCAAAAAGGTTCGTC